GTGGGTCTTTACCACCTTGTACATTGATCGTGATGTTGTTCACTTGAGTTGAACCACCACCACCGCCAGCAGCGATGACACCAAGTTGACCAGATGAATTTCTGCGAAGTGGCAACACTCCTTCTGGTCCTGCTTCACCAAGTGTGCCTACTCCACCAGAGTAGGCGAAGTCCGTTGGTCTGTTGAACACATCACCAGATGCAAACAGCTTTTTACCACCTTCAAAAGCACCACCATTTGCGAAACCAAACCAACTACCGATGCTGCCCATGATTCCTGTAGCCATCTTTCGTGCTTCAATTTGAATCAAGTCATTGATGACAGAAGATGCAAAGTCTCTAAAGGAAAGCTTTCCAGTCTTTGCAAAATTGACAATTGCATCAGTCATTCCATTGGCCATGGAATCAAAGACCTTCTTTCCAGCTCCAGACGCATCATCCGCATTCTTCTTGAAGTCATTGAATGCCTTGGACCATCCATTTGCGAAAGTGTTTTGGCTTGCTTCAAATGCGGTAGTCTGTGTCTTTGCATCCATTTGGAGACGCAAAATCTGGTACAACGCATCTGCCTCATTCTTTAGAATTTCGACTCGTTGCAGAGTTTCACCATTTGCTTCAGCAGTAGCAATCTGAGACTCAAGAATTCCAAGTCTCCACTTTGTTTGTGCGATAACAACATCTTCTTGTGTCTTGCCGTACTCACTGAGAACCTTTCGTGCAATTTGGGTCTCGCCAATACTTCTGGACATTGCATCGACCTTCTTGTATTCAGCTTCCTTAGCTTTATCTACTCGTTCCCATTCCTTATCTTCTTCAATTGCCCACGCTTTACGAGCTTCGATTTGATCCTTCAAAATTGCAAGCTCACGAAGTCTTGCTAGCTCAGTAGGAGTTGCTGCTCTAGTAACTTTTCCTGTATCTGGGTCTGTCTTCTCGTTGTACTTTCCTTGCTTAACTTCTAATTCATATAACTTGAAATTCTCGTAATAGATGCCTTGAGCAGCAGTCTTTGTCTTGCCATATCCCTCGTTTAACTTATCAACCTCAATATTCAGTTTGCGAAGTGCATCCTCTTGTTTTGCAATCTCACCAACAATTGGACTAGCTGATGGACCTTTTTCCTTGTCATCGCCAAGTTGATTGTCTTGAACACCTTTGGTGTCTCGACCACCTGACTTAAGCTTTGCAATAAATGCTGGAGCCGCTTCAGCCTTAATCACCATGTCAAAGAATGTGGAACTTCCTTTGAACATAGTGGATGTTGTTTCATCCCAACCAGTTTTGATTGCATCGAGGTTTGCAAGGAAGTTCTTCTTTGCCTCACCGAAGCGTCCATGAAACACATCGTCAAGAACTTGTCCAAAGCCCATGAAGGCACCGGCAAGATTGCCCATGCCCATAGCAAGACCCTTCACGAAGTTCCAAAGTGCAACCACACTATCTGCTGCGAATGCAATGCCACGAGCAACACCCCATGCCCACTCTTGGACTTGAGTGACAAGCAACTTCTTCGATTCGTCGTTTAGATTCGTTGTCCCTTGAACCAACTTTAGGAATTGATCACTTAGACTTGAAAGAACAGGCAACAGTGCGAGACTGATTGTTTGCTTGTAAGAATTTGATGCCGCTGTTACTTGGTTCAATGTGCGCTGATAGTGGTCAGCCAAGGCTTGTTGTTCAGCGGTAATTTTTGCTGCTTTGTCGCCCTTGTTTGCATAGTCATCTAAGAATTCGTTAACTTCTGTGCCAGACTTACCAAACAATGCCATGGTGATGGAGTTCTTAGCCCAACCATCATTCAATTCGCCTAGACGAGTTGCAGCCAATGCCAAGTATTCATCAGTTGTTTTGGTCGTATCAGATGTGTCAATGCCAAGCTCTTTGAATGCTCTTGACTGAACTGAAGTGCTCTTTGCTGAGTCAGCAAGCGACTTTTCAAACTTCATGACACTGCCAATTACGGTGTCAAATGAAGTTCCACTTTGAGCAGCGACAGACTTCATCACAGACAAGGCTTCACCAGAAATTCCAGTTTGCTTTGACAACTTATCGAGGCTTGCGGCACCTTCAATGGCACCATTAACCATGTCCTTTAATGCACCAAGTGAAAATGCAGAAATTGCAGCAGTAAGTGCGGTGACACCAAGTTTCATTGGGTTGAATGACTGAAGCACATCATTCAATGAAGAATTAATCTTTGTTGTGCTCTTTTCAAAATTCAACATTGCTTGTGTTGCACCCTGAAGAGCAGTTATAAGCTTCTCTTGCTCTGAAACTACATCCTTAGTAGCGTCTTTCGTTTTCTTCAACGATTCAGATGCCTTGTCTAGTTGGGATGTGTCAGCAGTAAATTTGAGGTCTGCAATTGTTGTCATGATGACCCTTCCTGAGATTTCTTGTTGGCTTCATCAAGGTAGATGTTGTCTAATAGACGGAACATACTCACCTCCCATGGCGAAAGCTTTTCGTCCATTAAAGAGCACCATGCTTGAAGTTCGGTGTAACTAATTGGCAAAGGTCCAAACCCAGAGCTTTGCCGTGCTGTATTTACTTCTAAGAAGCACGACAGCACCTTTTGTCCCACTTCTGGAACAAGGGTAGGTGAATGAATGCGTGGGTCTTTTTTGCCTAGTTGCCGTTCAGCAGAAAGAAGGGCTTCACGAAGTCGGAAGCCGTTCTTATCAGGAAGGTCTAGTTCAAGCTTTTCTCGAAATGCCTTTTCAAGCTGTCTGCTCGCTTGTTCGAAAAAAGTTGGTACGCTTGTCTGTGAACTTTGAAAGTTGGTCTCTCAACCAACCAAGTTCAGGAGTTGAAATTAAGTTGAGTGCGGCAGTTGGTGAATACTCTCCACCAAAGAACTCAGTGTCAGACCAGCCAATGACAAGTGAAGCAAGAATCTTGTCGTTGTAGCCTTGCAATTCATCAGGAGTTGCTTCCTTGTCTGAATTGAGACCACGAACTCGAAGGAACTCATTTCGTGCATTGCGGAATTGAACAGAGTCTGGGCCGACTACTTTAAGAGACACCCCTAATGGGTCCCCTGTAACTGGATGATTTAATTGCAAATCAACAGCTACAGGGAAAAGGTCAGTAATTTTCATGTGTTTTAAGTGCGTGTAATGACGATGTTTGAACCAGTGGTGTTGTCATAGAGACCACGGAATGGGAGAGAAAGAACCACTGGACCAGAACCGTTGATGGTCTTCGTTGCTCCGGTGTACTTCACATTTGGAATGTTGAATTCGACTGTGTTAGTACCGTCGTCGAGCTTGAAGTCAAGGCTGGATGCTGTGCCGTTTGCAAACTTGTTGTACATGGTTGAATCTTCGAAGAAGACTTGAACCGTACCTGTTACCTTGCAAAGTGCAGTAGTAAAGTCACGAATGGTTGTTGCACCAAGTGCAAAGTTTGCTGCGTGTCCGTTGTCGATGTTCAACTGAATTGAAGTGACATAACCGACAGTTGAACCACCTTCCTTGATGAAGCCAGAAGTGCCTGTATTGGCAAATGGGGTTTTCGTTGCTGCTGCGGTGTAAGCAGAGTTGGTGTCAATCGTTGCACCAGTAAGTGCAGATTGATCCTTAGCAAGTAGGTCAAACTTTGCGGTAACAATGCCTGCTGCTGGAACTGTCAAATCAAGCTTGTCGACAATAACGCCGGTATAAACACGGTATTGAGCGACGTCTGCTTGACCTTCTTCCATTGTGAAGGACTTGCGTGTCGTTCCTGTCTTAAGAACGTTCGTCGCAAATGCGTTTTGCATCAACGACTCAAGCAAGAAGTCATAGACTGAATGGCTAAAGTTAACGCTTAATTGACCACCAACAGAACGATTACCTGTGATGCTGTAGCGTTCCATTCGATCTGAACGGATTGAAGTGTCTTCGTAGTCGTTTCTTGTTAGATTGACTGCGAAACTGGTAAAGGGAACTTCAGTAAGGTCCGGTGTTGCTGGAGTAGTGCCGTACGTTACTTCTGAGATGTAGCCAACTTTGGCTCTTGTTCCTGTGCTGATAGTCATAATTTTCTCTCCCTAAAGGATTGGGTGGTCTTCTGTATTTATTGGGTATGTCACTGGTAAGCTGCCCAACGGACAATTACTGGCACGACATACCAAGTCTTTTGAACTGTGTAAGCTGTTTGTTGCCAACACATTTCGATTTGCACCCTTACACCATTCGTATCAGTCAGAATGGTTCCTCGTGGGAATGCAGCCTGGAGCAATGAGGAAAGCGAATTGGAATCAGATGTTCCGTAATCTGTTTTGTAGAACAAATCAATTTGGAACAGTCCGGTGTATTGATTTGCACCACCAGAACTTACAGAAAGCGGAGTTGGCTCTGCTGGAAGTAAAGTAGTGCGTACAAATGAATCTTTGATGCCAGCAATGTTTGTTCTGACATTCTCTGCACTCATTAATGGCAAACTAGTTACTGTTTTGGTTTGCGTATCTAAAATTGTTCTGATGTTGTCGTAGTTCATGACAATCCAACCTTTCGTTTTGCGACCTCTGTTATTTGGTCTACTTCCAATAGAGTTGTTCTTAACATCCCACGTGGAGCCATCTTTTCAGTGCCATACTCGACATAGGCGGCATAGTCTTTGGTGTTGTAGACCTCATAAGAGGTTGATTTCATTTGGAAGCCCCATGAGTTTTGCAAGTGGCCTGTGTCAACTGGTGTTCTTTGCTTGACTCGTTCCATTAACTCCACGCCGTGGGCTTCCTTAAACTTTCGAAGCTTTGTATCGAGTTCAATGAAAACGTTGTCGATTTCTCCCGGATTCATGTCATGGTTGCCTTAAATGCAATGGTGATTCCGGCTGGATTTACTTCCTCAACCTTCATCACTCTGAAGGTGCCCAGTTTGGTAACTACCTCATCACCAACTTGTGGTTTCTTTGTCGATGGAGGCATCATCAAAACTTTCTCTTGATTGGTGAGACCGGAGATTGATGAAGCCGTGTCACCAGTTACATTTTCAGCAACTGATTCAATGAATACGCCAGTCGTCTTCGATACTTGTGAACCAAGTCGATTGACGGTTACAGCAGTACCAAATTCGGTAATG